TGAAGTGATGTGCTCATTACTAGCGATACAGACCAAACACTCGGGTTTAAAGCTGATAATTTCTTTTCCGTATTTTCTCTCTGCCCGGAGTGTGTCTGAAGCGGACGTGAGCTTTTTAAGCACGTCCATGCGCTTGTTGTAATTAGATTCGTCAGTCAGAAGGAGAAGCCTTTTGCCGATAAGGTTGTAACTCTCGAATTTGTTGGTCTCGATGACCTCCAAGCTAGAGGTGTGGGTACCGTGAAAACCAGCAAGAGCGACCATTAGCTGCTGCATGGTTGACTTACCTGTACCACCGGGACCTACGAGGTGCAGGAATCGCTCACCCGATGTGTACCCAGTCAGAATTGCTCGTGCAAAAGCTTGGATCAAGACCTCTTGTCCTTTATTCAGAGAGGACTTAATCCACTTCATAAACTCGGGACAATGAGCAGAGTCACTGTAGTCATACGCGAGCTTATGGCGCATATAAAGTTCTTTGTGATGACCTGGTTCAAACTCCAGCGTGGTTGTGTCTAGTACTCCATTTTTAAAAGGGATGTAACCCTTAGCTTTCGACCAAACACTTTTACGACCTCCTTCAGCTGACTTAAGAAGTTTTGCTTTAAGAATGCTATAAACGCTGTTCACCATGGCGGCGTTGTACTTAGGTAACACACCTGCGACCACAAAAGAATCGAGTGCATTCACGATCCGGCGCTTAATGTGCTGTTCGTCTTGGTGATACCAAATGTCCTCGTCTTCGTCGTAGTGGTAGAACTGATCGAGATAACTGTCAAAAATAAACTGATCTCCTTGATTGGAGACAATGATGTCTGCTACGTCGTTTTCGGAGAATTCTCGCTTGCGAGTTCCGCCTTGCAGACTGACAAGCTGACTCGGGGTCGAAGGTGTTTTCATTTGTTCTGGTTTTGATTTTGTTTTTGTTGAAGTTGTTTTAGTCTCAGCGGTGTCGAGACTGAACTCGGACATATCGAGCACAGCATTGATGGCTGACTCTCGTTTCGCTTGCTCGAGGGCATCCTTGACCTCGTTGCTGGCGTGGGTGTCGAAGACAGACCGACTGACTCTGCGAATTTTTTTCCAAGTACCAAGCTCACCAAGCTCGGAAGCTAGAGCTACTGCGGGGAGAAGCTCCTCTGGGTTTTTAATGGAATTAAGGATGCGATCGAACTTACCATCGACATCATGGGGATAACTGTATATATTGTAGAACGCTTGGTGCGCTACTGTCAACGGTGATGAGCGTAGTGCAACTCCATGAGTACTGCACCAGTTCGCCCAACCAATAAGCTCTTTAAAAATCACAGCCATCGTGGAGCTGCGATCACCGACCTCCTCGCCTTCTAAGACGGCTCGAACTGTGCTGGACACAAGCCGCTCGAGTTCGATGCCGTTTTTACGAACCTCTACAGTATTTAGAAATTCTTCCGGGTCACCTCCTTCTCCTTTGTCTTCTGAGGGAAGAAGCGAAAAAGCTCTGATTGCTTCGTTGATTTTGTCAGTGGGGATGTAACGTCCCGGAGCAGCAAAGATCTGATCTTCCCCAGTCGGCCCGTAGAACAGGTTTGGCACCGTGGTGGCGCGAACGTCAGATCCAGGTATCTGAGAATAGATTTTTTTACAAAACCACTGATAGAAAGCCGGGTTAATGACCGGAGTTTCTAGTCCGAACACCAGACGAAACCTTGGCCAGCCCTCTTTGTCGGAAGGAGAGTAATAGCCAACAGTCAAATATTTTTTACAGACATCAAGCTCGAGAGCTTCTTCTACAGTTAACTCTTGCTTCTGAACTTTATTTCCTTTCTCATCCTTATAGTCAGCCTGATTATCAATATCTACGATGATTAATCCAGCTTTAATTACGCCCGTCGATTTACTTTTTCTCTTGCCGTCTTGAAGGTGCCACGCACATAAACCATATTTTTTCCCAAGCTGGTCTACTAAAGATTTAGTGTCAAGCTCCTTCGCTTCCCAACCTTCATTGAAGGCTTTAAAGTTTCCGCCAGCTTCTATCTTGCCCGTCTCAGCGTGGAGGAAGGGAACCACCCCAGGGTTGAGGGAGCAAATAAAGTTCATGGAGTGTCGCTGAGCGCCTACAGTATGGCCTGGATTCGGGGCAAAAATCCTGAAAAAAGGGTGAAGACCCTGTCAGGTTGCCCGTTTTGGTGATCCTGATTCTACGTCGACGGCTGTTGTTCGTAGTAATCCTTCACGACCTGGAACCAACTCTCTTCGTCTTTCTCTACTTCGCTAGGACCAAAGGTAAAGATCTGAGTGTTGAACTCTTTAATTGCAGTAGTAACAATAATTTGAGTCTTTTCAATTTTAATTCCCAGGCAGGCTTCTGCTGCGGCTTTATATGCCGCCAGTTGAAGTCTTGTCTTCTTTGTTTTAAATACCCCTGAGATAAGAGCTTTGCGAGTTTTTTCGTCTACATTTGCTTTCTTGTTCGGAAAGCGTGCCGAGTAAGGTCCGTTACTTGTTTTAAAGTCCGCTAAGATTATCTCGGCGTTTGAATTCATATAGATAAGGTCACAGCACCCTGCGTATCCGTAACCTGTATTTTCGTCATAGTAATGAATGCGGCCCACTCCGTCGTCTCCGACGTACTTTGACCATGCAGGTTGGTTAAAAGGTTTCTCAGACCAAAGTACTCTTCCGCCATCAAGAAGGTCGTCTAAGAGACTAGGCATCCCGTCCCAGAAAGGAGCATAACTTTGAGGAGGGACAACCCTCAGACCTCTTAGATAGTTTTCAACACTGTTGTGGATCCAAGTACCACGTTCTGCTGCAGCGTCAGCAGCGCCGGGGTTCATCTTATTCCAGTGCTCTAGCTTCTTTCTAGTTGCCTCCGTTTGAGTGGCACTTAAGACCGAAGTTACTGAGGGCAGTGGTTTTGGTACTCCATTACAGATGTAATGTCTTCTACCATTGATAGTGACGCGAGTGTCGGACACAATATACGTGTCAAATTAGTATAAGTTTAAGACGAATTTCTGAGGTTGCACTTAATCCTCTTCGTCAATAAAAAACTCTTGTTTCTTGTACTGATATTCTTTCGTGCGTTGATCTATCTCGCCCATCAGGCACAGAGCTGCTGAGAAGCCCTCAATAACAATCTCCGCACAGTCTTCCGATGAGCGTGCGTTACCTTGATAATCAACACACTCTGTGAGTAACTGAGTACCTGCTAGAAGCGCAGTGATTTTATCAAGCTTTGAATTTTGTTTCTCTTGAAGCTCAATCAGCTTCTCAATCCGGTCGAGGAGCCGCTTACTCACAGCTTTAGATCTTTAGGACGGTGCCAGCCTACTTCGAAATCTATGTTGGTACTTATTAGCGCCGCACCCGCTCTATGAAACACAAACCACGCTGAGGTTACAGAGTCTTTTGTAGCTTTGTTATCCGCACGAAATGACGGCCTTGGACTCAAAATCTTAATATTCGCAAGAGAGGTGTTAAGGAGAAAGTCTTCGCGATTCCGCGTGGGCTCCAGAAAAGTAAGTCGATCGAGGATACAGAGACCGTACCTCGCGGACTGCATACCGCACTCTGCAATCCACTGAGCCTTATCCTTGTCACCTTGTGTGATTGCGACTACCCAATCAAACTGATCTTTTTGTTTTGACCACCAATCAAGGTCTAGTACGTTGTCGGGGTTTCTGTTTATAGTCACATCATCGACATTAAATTTCCTCACTTGGGCGGCTAGCTCACCGTCGTAGTCTGAAGGAAGAAGTACTTTTCCTTTGACCAAGCCAGTTTTCCCGATAGGATCGAAAATATATTTTGGAACTCTGTAGAAGGAGGTCATGTCGGAAGAGTTATTAGAGAAGCTTCGTTCTTACCTTTCTTACGAACAGGAGTTTCAACATCGTGTATTCGTAGATAAGGTTTTGGACTTAGGGCCAGAAGACGCTCGTGAGGTACTGAGTTTAGTTCATACGAATTACCTTATCAGAGGAACGCTTCTTCAGAAAATATGTGAATACTGCATACTTAACGATATTGAGCTTCCGTCTTTCGGCGACTTGATTCGAATGCAATAAAAAAGGAGCACTTGTGTGCTCCTAACCCTTACCCCTTAACGAGAGTCTAGCTTTAAAACTCGAGGCCTGCAGCTTTTAGGGCTGCCTTCTGCTCATCGGTCAGCTCCTTCTCGCCTTCATCTTTCTTAGCTGAAGGCGGATCTTGCTTAGGTTTTTTTCCTGGTGTACCTGCATCAGCAGGCAACGCAGCTAATCCTTTGGGGGAGTCGCCTTCGAGACGTTTTGGATTAGCCTCAATAAACGCTTCTTTAATGGCCGCGTGGTCTTGTCCCAAAGGTAGCTCAACCAAATTAGAGCCGGGGATACAGCTACGAAGAGCAGATGCCACCAGATCTCCTTGACTTTCGAGCCAAACAGAGACATCCTCGATGAGTTGTTTCTCTTCGTCGCTCTGAGCGGGACGATCTTTGAACTCCAGAACGTTGTAGTTAATCTTCGCCCCGTCTGCGCCAGTGATTGGATCACGTTCATTGAATGAACGTTGTGCAAACTTGGTTGATGTTACTACTTCACCAACGTTAATTCGGTTGTTGTAGAGGGTTTGGAAGTACGAAATAAAGTTTTTCTGGCTCGATTTGCCACTGATGATACTCGTACATACGCACCGTGGAGGAAGAAGACGGTGAGAAGGCGTAACACCAATGTAACTAATACGAATAAACTCTTCGTGCGAACGCATACCGAGGTTACCGAAATAGGGCGTAAACCCAAGAAGGATGAACTCAATCGGTATGCCGTTGTCGTTTGAGTCAGTAATGGCCGACTCAGGGTCATTGTCGGACTTCCAACGACGTGCTTGAAGATCAATCCTGAGCGTGTGCGGAGGAACTTGGCAGAGGATTTCATCAGCGTCAAACTTTCCAGCAATAAAAACCATGATCGTTAATCAGAGAGAGAAATCAATTGAACCGAGAGCAGCAGTTGAAACGACACCTTTGTCGGGATCAGCTGCTTGTTTTGGTGCAGCTTTTTTGCTGCGAGGGAGGTAAAGAACCTTATCTACTCCGTAGTTAAGGAACTTGCGATCGTCTTTCTCCGACGTATTAACGCGACCGACTGCAATAGTCGGGGTACCTGGAGCTAGTTCAGAGAGCTGAGTAGATAGCTTGTCCCAGGCCGTAAGTTTGAACCAAGCTGTCTCGCCCTTTTCATCCTGCCAAGCGAGCGATCGGTTTGTGACTGTATTGTCACCCACGGTATTCTCGTCCGCTTTAGGACCAAGACCACCTGTGGCAATAAATAGATTTACAGCCAAAAGGTCGTCCCAGTTGTCCTTTGTTACGACAAGCATCGGCTGCATCTGCAGCACACCGTCAGGAGTTGCCTTTGTAGGGCCAAGAGCAAGTACGGTTTGGCCTTCCACCAGCGTCTTGAGAATCTTCCCGACGTAGTGGTCTTCTTTGGTTGAGAGCTGAACTTTGGTGATTACACGTCTGTCGCTGGAGGGAAGAGACTCAGCTAAGACATGTGTGACTTTGTTCTCGTCGGTATCTGCTGTGTCAGTTACACGCAGACCCAGAGTGAAGATGTTCACGGTTTAACGTTCGGTAGATCGTTGAGCGGTTAACTTTGAGCACCTTGGCGATCTCCTTAATGGGGACGCCTTGGCTTGCGAATGCTACTGCAAGATTTATGTCTGCGTCACCAAGTTTTGATCCCTTCATTTTCTTGTAAGAGTTGTGGTATGGGTTAATACATGTCTTGTTACCACAGGACGGTTTTACACAACCGTCTCTGTGTATCTCTAGATAATCTAATATCATGGGTCGTATATAGTATCTGGTTTTTAACGCATAAATCACAGGCACTTCATTACAGAACGAATTTTCCCATATCTCGCAATTTTCATGAGTGTATTCGTTGAATGCCAACTTCCGAAATAGTTTCGAAAGTTCACACTCTTCGAAAGGTTCGTAGAGGAGTGAAGTGTTATCTGCTTTTAAAGCTCTGCTTATGTCCATGCTCTGCGCCTGAGCGTGGTTCATATCGTTTGCAGTGAGTGAGAGATTTATAGAACTACCGTTTCTACTAAGCCTCAACGTGTATTTGGTAAGCTCCACCTAACATCTTTATTTTGAAGCATCATACAATTACACATTAAAAAAGGTGCGGATATGCCCGCACCCTTTTCATTTTGTAGAGGATCAAAGACCAAGAAGGGCTCGAGCACCTGATCCAATTTGACCGCCAGGTGCGCCCTGAGCGATGCGTTTAATGTCAGCTTGAGAAGCTCCGCGAGATTGAAGAGCTTTAACATCAGCTAAGCCAAAGCCACCTCCACCAAAAGCGGCGTAGTTAAAACCGCTTCCAGTTCCGGTACCCAGACCGTATCCAGTGACTGGAGTGGAGGTGGGAGTGCTCGGACGAGTGTACGTGGGCGCAGGCATAGAAGCGACCTGCTGTCGAGCAGCTTCCGCTTGTTGGCCTTGAGAAGCAGAGATACCTAGTTGTGCTGCTGCTTCCGACCCCAGCGTGGGCGCTTGTTTAGCCAAGGTACGCAAAGTCTCGGGAGCAACACCTTGTTTTACTAAAGCGTTGTAATCTTCCATGCCAAAACCTGCACCACCAGCTGCTCCGTAATCAAAGACCCCAGGCTTGGTGCTGACGTAACCGGTAATTCCGAGTTTCTTCTGTGCGTCTGGTCCGATGTTGTAAAGGTTCTCTTTGTTGGACATGACCCATTCTTTGATGCTGTCCGGGTCATAGCCAGCTTCAATAGCAGCGTTGTAATCCTTCATTCCGAAACCCTTCATCCCGATGTCAGTTACTCCAACACCGCCAACCTCACCAAAGTATTTCTTAAGTTCGGCTTCTTCAGGCTGGAATTTAGGAGCCGTCGTCGGAGTATATTCCGAAGGTGAAGTTAGGCTGAATTCAGCAGTTCGTGCAGGTTCGCTTGGAGCCTTGTAAGTGAGAGTGTTAGGGCTACGGCCCTTTAAACTGCTCGTAACCTTAAATGAAGGTGATAAACCACCTGTATCTACTTCATTACCTTCTTCGTCCTCGAAAAGACCGCGAAGATCGATCCCGAACTTAGAACCGGCTTTACGTAACAAGTCTGCTTGAGTCTGGGCCATAACGATCTTCGCGATCTAAAACGAGAGTCTTAAGTTAATTATACGCAGTTTGCGTATTGTCTTTTAGAACTGACCAAGCTCCCTAAAGACTGCCTTAGGTAAAGTTTGCCCTGCATTGCGGATTGCTTTAGCCGTGGAGATAACTTCGTCTTTGCTCATACCTTGTCCGAGAAGAGCACGTACGTCTTGACCCCCGAAGATGCCCTTTTCACCAACGTCGACAGAACCGGACAGGTAATTCTGTGCGGCAGTTTGCGCTCCAGGGCTGTCAGGAGTGGACTGCTCGGCTGCAGTTACTCCACCTAAACGTTGGTAAACAGCAGCAGGTAATGCCTGAACCGAGGACCGCTGCTGTGCAATACCCCGAATGTCTTCATCGGAAACACCCTGACCTCTCAGATAGTCAACGTCCTTACCACCGAATAACCCTTGCTCACCAACGTCGTACTTGGAGAAGTTCTTGAGGTAGTCGTCAACAAGGTTGAACTCAGGCTCTGGTGCTTCCGGCGTTGTCGGAGTCTCAACCGGAGCCGCCATTGCTGAG